GTGTTAATAGGGTTCAAGGTAATCTGAATCTCAACCTCATGAAACTGGAGTCCTACAAGTGGAAGTGCGGATCCTTCCTGTGTAAACCAAAAGGGCAGCGGCACACGTATCATACGTCCAAAAATAGATGGACGGTTGAGTTGAGCATCAAGAGGCAGAGACGTGTTACGGACAACATGAGGATACGTACCAGGAACTCCTCCACCAGGATACATGCCATGTGCAGGGTCCGTAAGTTCGGGAACTTGGCCAACAAGAACCTTCCATTTAGACATCGTGTCGGCTGGATAATCCACGAGTGCAGAGGCAACCAAATATGATCCGTCAAACTCCTGAATCTTCTGTCCACCGATAAAAATCGCAACTGAACTAATCAGGGCCGGGCCCACATACTCCACCCATTTGAATTCATATTGCTCTATCCGTTGTGTCGTAGGTGGCGGCGGCGGCGGTGTATAGGTTACTGTTGTAACCAAACTCTGTGAACTTAAACTAGGCACCAGTCCAGACCGATACGGAGATGATGTACCTGAGAAACCCGTCGCTACAATCGTAAAGTAATAGTATATGGGTGGATTATATAAAGTAAAATATCCATTGATACTTGCGCTAAGTCCCGAGGTTGTCACCGTGCCAAGTGTAGTTGATGTAACCGTTAAATCATTCGTCGTATTTGAGTAAAACACGATTGTATATGATGTTGCCCACTGAGCCGCAGGCCATGTAACCGATAGAGTTGTAAGGGACAAACTTAATGTTAGAGAGGTCGGCACATACGGAATAGGTGGTGCCACGTATTTACTGTAGATGTCTGGAAGTTGAAAGGTGAAATAGACGTCACTCACTAAATCAGCAACTCGCTGAATCTTAGAACGGACCTTGATCGGTTGATCAAAAAAGAGTTGATTCTGTCCATCCATGAGTTGTGACACACTCTCAAGTGAAAAATGAGTGTAGCGTTTAAAAACCTTATAGAAATAGGTCATACTTGGATTTCCGCTTAGGAGAACATTTTGGGACCCGTAGGCCACTAAACTTAGAAGACCACCACCCGTCATCCCTTTTCTCTTCTATTCATAAGAGGAAAGTGATTAAATCTTGCGGGCGCAGAATGAGTCTCTAAGGCGTATACCAAGTATCTGTCAACGTTGTCTGCAGATAAGATGACTGCTGACTTGAATCTATCTTTGAGGAGGGGCCTACACTGGAAAGTGCCTGGATTTCACTAAACGACAGTGCGTACCGGTAGTGTGTCAAACGGCTGATCTGGCCTGACATGGGACCCGTCACCTTAAACACCTCTCCACCCGAACTTCCAGGTCTATTGAAGGTCTTTCCACTAGGGCTGTCATATTTACTTCCACCAAAGATCACGATGTTTTGATAGTTCTGGTACGGATACGTATCCTCCATTGCGATGCGATTAGAAAGATTCCCGTTGACATAGACCTCAAGATTATTCGCACGGAACACGATGGCGCAATGGAACCATTTCTGCATAGGAATATTCGGAATATCTACATAGTTGAACCATGACTTGTAGGAGTTCATGAATACCCGCATGGTATTCGTGTCATTCCGAATAAATACGCCGGGCCCCAGTAAAGGGAAGGGCTTGGAGTATCCCTTGTAGAAGACCTGCTTCAACTTTAGCGTAGTTTCTGTGTTATCGATCGTTGACGGATCAACAAAGAGGTAAAAACTATAAGTGAATTCAACACCCGTCAGTTCGTTTTCGGAGGGAAGAATCATCTTGGATTTGGTATTGGAAGGATCTTGTAAAATGACAACCGATGAAGTGCTCGTGATCGTATTCGGGACGAGAGTGGTCTTTGCCATTTGATACTTGTTAAGTGTCTGTATGAGAGACTCAAAACTAAAACATACAATAAAGAGCACAAGGCCTGTAATAAGCCCTAAAAGAATCTGTGGGGCGATTCCATTTCCTAGTATAAAACCAGCAGGCCCCGCACTTACGTTGTTGGCCGACATCTAAATCTTAGATGGATTTAGTTTTTATTAAAAACTCGTCCGTCTACTTAAGTTGTTGTTACAGGCGTAGTCACATTCATACTGCCAAAGAAACTCTTGATGTAGTCCCACAGGTTTCCTGAGGCACCGGAAGGACCAGCCATATAGAGACGATAGACCTCATCCGGAGAAACCGCGTAGTTGTAGAAGTTTACATTGCTGAGGCTGCCGTTCCAATCCGTATTCACTGTTATGCCCCCAGTGCTAAAACTAGGCTTGAGTAAATAGAATTTAGGCGTTGCTCCCACTTGGAATTGCCCCTTGAGAACACTTGACCGCGCGAGTTTGCCATCCATGTAGACATCGCAGAGTGTATTGTTCAAGACGATCACTACATTGACCCAGCGACCATACTCAATATTCGCAACATTACACGCCTTAGTGACATCATTTGCTGGGTCTGCAGCATCCATCATGTACGAATGGATACCGGAAGTTGTAACTCCACTTCCATTTGGAGTTCTACCGTCATTCACTTGAACAAAGAGTCCGTTATTTTTTCCACCCAATGCAACAAGCAGTGTGGGTATATCGGTTCCGTCTTCTAGTGTTCCTAAATGCAGAATATGCTTCTTGTTTGTAAGGCTTGTCCCTGCACCGGTCACGTACATCCAGAAACTAACAGAGGTTTCTCCACCTGTAAAAATATACTGATTCAGTTTAGTATCAGAATCACCCGACTTAGGATACTGGAATCCAGTTGTCCCTGCATTGGAAGAAATAGGACCTGACACAATCGCGGCCTTCGTCTGGATTGACGTGATATTGAACAGATAGTCATACATATAATAGAGTGCAACTCCAGAGAGGATCAGGATAATCACACCTCCAATCAACCGTGCTGTAGAACCAAATCCTTGCGTAGGAGCTGCGCTTGCGGCGTTCATTCTGATTGGATTTCAGGATTTTTAGTAACTCGTTTGCCATGCGACTAAAGGATTCGCCGGTCGTACACTTGGACCTTTAAAACAGTTGCCGGACGGACACAGTGAAAGTCCTGTAAATGAAGGTATAATCTGTTGTAATGGCTCTCCCTTTGTATCCGCGTTTAGACTAAAATCTTTAGCAACATCGGAGATCGTTATGCTGTTTGTAGCCGACATGAGCCATTGTGCTTGACCAATGCCCGTCCCTGCAGATACTGTTATATCCGTTGCAGACAATGCTGGGACATTTGTCGTTTTAACCGATGCCTGAAGTTGATTGTTGTAATATACATCAAATGTAGATCCTTCACGAGAAACTGTCAACATGACCCATTTCTGTAGTGGAAAATCAGGAAGCGGGAAGGTTTCTATGTAGTTTGTTGTTGTAGACCCAGTCACAGACACCGTTTTAATCACAAGTTGTGTCTTTGCAAGACCAGGGCGAGAGGCGTCGGGTGCTTGTAGAAGTTCAATCTTAAAATCGGATCCAAAGGACACAAGCGGCCAAAACCCAGGATGAGTGCAAGTGGTCGTTGACGAAAGTCTACAGATTTTGTAGGTATTTGTTTGTTCGTCGTAGTTGGAGTTGGAATCAACCGAGGAGTCGATTGCATTGCCTGTGCGAGGCATTCCTTTCACATAGTAAAAAATGCGAAACATTGACTTTTGACTTGAAAGAAAGTTTCCAGCTATATTTTGGTTACTTGCTGGAACTGTACTTGGTCCCTTGGATAAATCCCACGGACCAGACACTTGACTTGATGCCACTGCCCGTGTAAAGTTAAGTTCAGGGAGTAGAAATGTTAAAACACCGAGTGTTATAAGAACAACTACAATTATGATGATCCAGATCATCTTCTCCTCTTAGGAGACAAAGATTTACGTCAGGCGCAGATTTAGTTAAGCGGTTAGAGCCGGTCCTCCCATTGACTTGATTTCACCGGAAGAGGCAACATAGTTTGTTGTTAACAAATTGGCAACTTGCACATTATTTGAGTATGTGCTCGGTGTACTATAAATGTAATCCGCGTCAGTGCCCGCTACAGTTTTTCCACCAAATGACTTACTTGACATGTAAAAGCCATTCACATACAGTTCAATGAATGAACTACTTACAACAATTCCAATACGATACGGGACACTCGGAATACACTCACTTGAGACTACGTCTAATGCATATGAATTATCGCTCATTTTTGTTGTTACATATACAATAATCTTGGAGGTAAGTGAATCATATGCGACGACTAAATTCGGATCTGGTGTAGCCGTTGAGTCAAATGTACGTGAAGGTGCTGTTTCAGTTGGTGTTTTGTAGAGGAGTACGAATGTATTTGAAGTTGTTGTGGTTGGTGCAGGATTGGTTATTTTTAGATCAAATAAAAGACTATAGTTTGCAGCGGAGAGTGTATTCGTTGATTTCGTACCAACACATCCTGTTGCAGGACATGTGCTCCATGAGTTTACCCATTGTGTTTGAGGTACAGTAATCAATGCATTCGGATTGTCCCCAAAGTTAAAGATTGGGTACACTGTATAGTTTATTATAATAAGGACTAGGAAGACAATGAAGATAAATAGAAGGGCCCATAGAACATAGGGTGTCACCGTGGCGACAATGCCGCCGACACCTTCCGTATTCAAACCTGTCGTCGGGAAACTCCCTATGCTTGGAATAGTCGGGAATGAGGCCCGCGATGTTTGAAGGACATTCAAAAGCCGATCTTTATAGGTGGCCATTCTCTCTACCGTGCAGATTGATTTTAACGAAATCAATCTAAACGGCACTATAAGATTCCCAGTTTACGATTTATGTTTACGCGTTTTTCCTGAGAACTTGCCCTTCTTGGCCTTCGCTAAGTCTCCCTTGATCGGATCAAAGTTGATTTTCTTATAATATTTGCGTGTCTGTCCCATGTCACACTGACGGAGTTTCTCGCGCAAATAACATACGAAAGAGATACGCGTATAAGGCTTATTGGATCCGAAGGTGCCTGTTGTGGCATCATCCTTGTAAATATCAGGGAGTTCCTTATTCTTCTTGGCTTGTGCTGCCGATTCCGTGATCTCCGTATTACAGTGCCATTCGTGGACATCCATGGCCAAGAAATCTCCTGTACGAATATCAAATCCGACACCATACTGAGGGAAGAGTGTAAATCCGCCTGAATATTCACCACGCTCAATAATACTCAGATTTCCAAATCCTTCGCGGAAATCTCCTGCGTCCTGGTGCAGGGCCGTACGGAAGTTGCGATTCAGCGTGACGGAACTGAAGGCCGTGTTCTTGATACGGTAGGCCGGTTTCTCAGAAGCGGCAGCATACTGCTTCGCGTGAGCCGCGGGCACCAACTTCTTGAATTTATCATTCACTGCCTCAATGAAAGGAAGTCCGTGACTATACTGACGGAAAAAACGCTGCGTATAACTCGTCAAGCGACACGGAAGTCCCATGAAGGGCGTCTTTTCAAAGAATCCAAGTACACTGCTCATGACCAGATTGTTCACGCGCATCTTACTAACTTTTCCATCCTGCACGTAGCGCGTGGACCATTTATTGACTTCCGTGGGCTTCCGCTTTTTCCAGTATGTTCCATCCAAATCAATCGGACCCGCCGCCGCACCGCGATTG